CACGCCCGCCTCCAGAATGTCGTCGTTCATGCAGAGGCAGAGCGAACAGCCGCTCTTTCGCCACTCGAAGCCCGCGTCGCGGAAGATCTGCGCGATGCCCTCCTCTTCCGCCTGGCGGCGCACCTCCATGGAACCCGGCACCACCTGTGCGCGGACGCCCGGCGCCACATGCCGCCCCCTGAGGATCCCGGCTGCGGCGCGAAGATCCGCAAGACGCGCATTGGTGCAGGAGCCGATGAAGACGTGCTGCACGGGAACGTCTTCCATCGTCATGCCGGGCTCAAGTCCCTGATAGGCGAGCCCGCGACGGGCGGCTGCGCGCGCAATCGGATCCGCGAAGGATTCGGGTTCGGGAATCGGCTCGTCAATCGCCGTGCACTGGTCGGGACTTGTGCCCCAGGTGACCATCGGCCTGACGCTCGAAGCGTCGATCGTCACCGTGCGGTCGTAGACGGCGCCTTCGTCGGGCGCGAGCGTCCGCCAGAAGCTGCGAGCGGCCTCAAGCTCCTCTCCCGCAAGATCGGGCACATGGGCCTCGACCCACGCAGTCATCTTCTCGTCGGGCGCGATCAGGGCGCCTCGGGCGCCCGCCTCGACCGTGAGGTTGCAGAGCGTCATGCGGCCCTCGATCGAAAGCGCATCGACCGCACTGCCCTGATACTCGACCACATGTCCGAGCGCACCGCGGGCGCTTATCGTGCGAAGCACCGTGAGCGCCAGATCCTTGGCCGTGCTGCCCTCGGGCAGCACGCCGTCGATGCGGATCAGCATCGTCTTCGCCAGACGATAGACGAGCGTCTGCGTCGCGAGAATGTGCTCGATTTCAGAGGTCCCGATCCCGAATCCGAGGGCGCCGAGCGCCCCGTGGGTCGTGGTGTGACTGTCACCGCAGATGACGACCATGCCGGGACGCACCAGTCCCTGCTCGGCCACCACGACGTGCTCGATGCCCTGATGCGGGTCGTTCACGCCGTAGAAGGCGTCGATGCCGTTGCGACGGCAGTTGGCCTCGAGCGTTTCGGCCTGACGCAGCGAGGCCGCGTCGGCAATGACGCGCGGCGTGACGTCCGCGCTCGGAATGATGTGGTCCACGACGCAGAGGTGCGCGTCGGGAACGGGCGCCTTCACGCCTCGCTCGACGAGGCCCGCAAACGCCTGCGGGCTCGTGTATTCGTTCGCAAAATGCAGATCGACATAGAGCAGCACGGTGTTCGCGTCGATCGCGCGCACCACGTGCTTGTCGAGAATCTTCCGGTACAGAGTTCGGGCCATCGGGACTTCTCCAAACAT